CGTGGTATTGGCTGATCCTGGCATGATTGCCCTTCCTTGGTTTCTCTGATGCCTGACAGTCATCATCCCGCGTGTAGCGCGCCGCACCCGGGCTTTAATCGAACTCGATGTCAAGCAAGGGCAGGACGTCGACGGCGCGCGCCTTCTTCTCACGGGTGCCAGGCGACTCGCGGTAGACCACCAGATCGCCCACGCGCAACCGTCCGAACAGTTCGCCGACGGGCAACCCCGATGGCCCAAGCCGCGAAAAATGGAAGAATCGTTCTTCGCCGCCTGCGAGGGGCCGCAAGAAGCCGTACCCAGACCCAGGCTTTCCTCCGCTCCGTACCATCGTAATAGCGCCCGTGAGCACGGCGCGGCGTACCACCCGTGCGACCCGCCGCCCCTCCCCGCTCCTGGCCGGCTCGAAAACCACATGATCCCCGACGCGTAGATCCTCGATCGGGATACCCCCCACGACCGCGCTGGCGTGGAAGAAGTAGTCGTCACCCTCGTCAACGCCAATGAAGCCGTAGCCGTGTGTCTGTCCTAACGTTTTCACGCGCCCTTGCATGTCACTCGTACCTCCAACCATACGCCGCTGCCTGACCCATCGCTAGACGCGCGTGCCCACACCGCATCTAGCGCGCGGCCCTGCTCTGCCGCCGCACGGGCGCCGGCCCATCGTCGTCCTCCACGCCGTGCGCTGGCTCAGACGCCCACGCCGGCGGCTCGGGCAACGCGTACGACTCGATCAGCGGCCCACTTTCCTGCTCCCACACCGCGACGTCGGCGGCGCGTGATGCGGTGTACGCCTGCTCCCGGATGTCGCGCAACCGCTGATCGGCGAAGGTGAAAACGTAGCGGCGGGCAAGGTCGACCCGCCGCGCTTGCCATTCATTATGCAAGGCGCGTTGGCGCGCATCATACTCAAGCCCCGTGAGGTCCCGGCGCTCGCGGTAGCGGCGTTTGAGAGCCTCCATCGACGTTGTGTAGCTGTCTTTAGCCAACTGCTCAAGCCGCTGCTGTTCACGCTGTATGGCCGCCTGGCGCGCTCTGATAGCCGTCAGGACGGCCGGGGGCGGGTCCACGAACACGGCCAGGTGTTGCGCTTCCCAGTCGCGGCGATGCTCGACGGTTAGCTGTTGGTCGCGCTGTTGCATGATGAGCTGGGATTGGACCTGTTGGAAGGCGGCATCGGACATTGCGGCGGGATTGTTCAAGTTATTCATGTATCCTGTCTCCCTTTAGCCCAGGATCTCGTCGAGGCGCTGGTGAGCCTCGCTCAAGCGCACGGCGCGGCCTTCAGCGTGCGGATCAACCGGCGGGGCTTGGCGCGGCGCCGACCGCGCCGCGGTGACTGCTTCAAAAGTGTCCATGCGTTCGCGCCACCCGATCGGATCGCCCTCCGTCGGCATGGGGTCCCAAGGGTACGCATCCAACGGCACGTGTAAGCCCTCGTACAGTCGCCTCAGTCAACGTGGTCGCCGCGGTGGACCGGGGAGCGGGTCGCGATGGCTGCGGTCGTGCCTGGAGGCGTCGCGCCATGGCGGTTAGGTCGTCAATCACGCTGGTCGTGCCCTCGTTGACCGCCGAGGGCTCCGGCGCGGCGACGGTGGGCGTGGGGGACAAGAGGGCGTCGAGCTGGCCGTGCAGCGCGGCGCGGGTGGTGTCAGGGGTAGCCATGGTGTTGTGTCCTTTATTGTGTGTGCGTGGCGGTTAGCGACCGCCAAAGTAGCGCTGCCACTCTGAGAGCGCTTGTGCGTGGGGTGACTGGTAGGATTCGCCGCCGCCGATGCGGATGCGGTAATCCCCGATGAGATCATCCAGGCCGATAACCTCGGTCGTTTCCACCTCGGGGAACCCTTGCACGGCCAGTCCGAGCGCGGTCACTAAATCGTCCTGACTACCGACGCTGAACGCCCCTTCCCGCGCGTTATCCACCTGGCTGGCATCGGTCTGATAATCGACCAGTTCACGGGCGAGGGTCTCAGCCTCGGGCGTTCGGGGTAGATGCAGGCGACTCGTTTGCAACAGGGCCTGCAACTGAGTTACCAGGTGCGCCTTGCCAAGCGTGACCGCGCCGGTGTCATGCACGGTGCGCTTGTCACCATGTGTGAAAAAGACAGGGATGGGGTCATATCCCGATTCGCGAAGGACATCAATCACGGGCGCGCCCAGCGCCGTCACGTCACAGTAGATCGCCAACGGGGGGGCCGCGTCGCCCTCCTGCGTGCCCGCGAGAGCCAACAGACGGCGCACCGTATCACCCAGCCGTTTCGCTACGGCGGGGTACGATGTGCCGGGGGGCAGGCGGCGCAAGAAACGGATTGTGTATGTATCCACGACCAAGCCATCTTCGACGCGCTGCCCCTGCTCGGCGACGGCGATCCCCGTTGATTCCGTGCGCTGCCCCACCTTTAGGCCGACTGTGATTGGTCCCATGGCGTCCTCCCTTTCTCTATCTCGACCGGCACGACGGCCAGGCCCACGGCCGTCACGAGGTCATCATGCGTACCGCCCCTGAACGCGCCGTAGGTCGTGCCGCCGTCCTGTGCTACCCGCCTCTCGTAGCTCAGGAGTTCACTGGCTAAGGCCCGGGCCTCGGCCGTCCGGGGCAGCGCCACTCGCCCCGCGTGCAACAGCGCCTGGAGGCGTGAGACGAGCCGCCCCTTGCCCAGTGCGATACTGCCGTTAGGGCGCACGATCAGGCCGTCACCGGCCACGAAGTACACGGTGCGCGGTTGGACGCCAGCCTGGGCCAGCAGATCCACAACCGGGCGCCCCACCCCTGTCGCGTCTACATAGATGGTCACGCTGCGCGACCGTCGGTGGACGCCCGTGACAAGCGCCGCGACCCGCTCGGCGACCTGTGGGTACGGCGTGCCCAACGGCACGCGTTCAAGGTGGCGCACGATGTACCTGTCCTCGGCGCGGCCGTTGTGGAACCGCGGTTCCGTCTCAGCAACGGCGATAGCGGTCGGGTCGTGCGCCTGCCCGATGTCTACGCCAATCGTGATGGAAGTCATAGGTCCCACGCCTCGGGCGCCGTCTCGAAAGCCCGCGCCACGTCCGCCGCCGAGAACGGTTGCGTCTCCGATTCCACGAATTGGCAAAGGTACTCCTGACGGAAGGCCCAGTCGCCCATGGTGCGGCGCTCCTCGTCCAAAAACTCCGGGCTGATGCGCGGGCACAGCGGCGCCGGCACTTCGTATTTCTCCCATCCAGCATCCCCCTGCCATGCGCTCCAGTACCACCCGCGCGTGCCGTGGGGCGTACTCAGGGCCACCAGACGGCCACCAGAGACCGCCAGCATGGGCCTCACTGATACGTACAGCGCGTCGCTCACGAATGCCGCTTCGTCGATAACAAGCAGGTCAACGCCACTGTAGCCCCGGATGTTGCCGTCCTTACTGCCGGGCAACGACACAATGCGGCTCCCATTTTCGAGGGTTAGGGTGAGCGCCGTTTCCGACTCGGGCATCACGGGGCGGCCCAAGCCCCGATAAACCGCCACCGCCTTCTTAAAAATCTCTCCTGATTGTCTTAAGCTTGGGCTCAGAAGAAGCACAAGGCTCCCGGCGCTATAGAGCGCGGTGTGCATCGCCAATATGCTCGTAATCGTCGACTTGCCCGCCTGCCTGCTCGCGCAGAGCAGCATGCGCGGCGCGGTCGAGCGCAGCACGTCCGCTTGCCACGGGTCCGGCACGATGCCCGCCTGCTCGGCCAAAAGCACGGGATCGAGAGCGCGGGCCAGGTCCGACACAATGGACGGCACGGGCATCACGCCGCCCCCCGCGCACCTTGCGCTTCAATGGACACGAGAGCGCCCACCACGGCCCGCCGCGCCTCGGGATGGGGCGCGAGGGCCGTCAGCAGCGCAGACCGCACGATGAGCCACTCAGGGGCCATCAGGATGTTGACCTGTGGGCGCTCGTCGAGTTGGCCGAGCAACTTAGCTTGCAGCTCGATTTGCCGCTGAATGCGGTCTACGGCTTTGAGGGCCGTTTGCGGGTCCTGCCCCTGCTGGGCCTCGTGCAGGATGCGTAGGCTCGCCCCGTTGATGGCCTTCAGTTGCTTGACGACATCGAGGGCGCGTTCCTCCTCCCGCGCTGCCTGGGCCTGCACCATAGTTGCCGGGAGGTGCTCATCCTTGTGCCGCTGCACCGCCGTCTTGCTTAATAGCGGGACATAGCGGGACGCCACAAGACGTACCGGCTCGCCACTGACCAGCGCCCGGTCGATGGCAAGGCGCTCGGGATGCTGGCACACGGTACAGACGCGGGACATCGTTTTCTCCTACTCATCGATCGCTGCGACCGCGTCATCGGCGGCCGCCCGCTCGGCCTGGTGCAGGTCGCCCATCTCGCGCGCAGCCAGTGCCGGCTTGTTGTCTATCATAGGGTCCATCCTCTCAGGCCGCCCCCGCGCGCCTCTGCGACATTGCGGGCCATCGGGCTGGCCCATGACGACGATCACGATGTTTTTAATCACCCGCAGCCGCGTGGCCCGAATGGGGGGTGTTGGTAGGGGTGGCACATCGGCGATTACTAGGTGAAGGCCCAGCTACCGACAGCAACGTAGCCCCCGTCACCCCGCATCGACGCGGACTCATTATCTCGGGGCTTATCCCGAGTCCTCTTTTAACGTGGCCGTCGGCAGCCTAGTCCTTATCCTCATCAGGTCGGAGACAGATCATGAAACATGCATCCCCTGTGACGCTCACATGCACGGCTTGCCGTGCCCCCTTCACCCTGGCCGCCGCGGCCTACGCCCGGCGGCGGCAGGTCTATGGCGATCGGCTACTCTGCCAACGGTGCCTGGCGGACATCTGGTTACGGATGCGGCCATATGAGAAGGGGAAGATCCTTGAGCGGAACATCTCGGCGGACGGGCAAGCATAACGGCTGCGGCGCGGTTCCCACGTTCCCCCTTCAGCGACACACGGCCGCCGCCCTCCTGCCTACGCCGCCGAACATGGCTCTGTTACATTACGCGTAATCGGGCCAGCCCATTCGGGTCTTGCGTCCGCCACATGAAAGCGTCTATGCTGTGACACAGAAGGCGGACGCCCAACCCACAGCCCGTCGCATGACCCGCCTCAGCCCTGCCGCTGGTTCCAGCCCGACCAGCGGCTTTTTCTTGCCCGTGTACTCACGCCGACCGTGGCCGCTGATGGATAAACTCTTGCCGGATGCATTCCGCCGCGTTCGGGTACCCCTTCTCAAGCGTGATGCAGTCCAACGTGTCTCGCTCTTCCAGCGTGAGCGCCAAGTTGTACTTCACCGGTCGTAGCGGCTGTAACCGCACCCGCACCCACCCCCGCCCCTCCCGCATTGCTGTGACCATCGCGCCCTCCTTTAGTGGACATGCAAAAACCCAGTCCACAACCGCTGTGGACTGGGTTTTCTGCTGTTGATGCTACTGTCAATAACGCTGAGGCGCACCACTACCCCCTCAGTGTAGCATTTGGGGACACCTTTCGCAAGTGGGCACAATACAAGGCATGGGTCGTGCGTGAGGGGTTGTCAGCCTGGCGCGGGCGCAGCAACCCGCTCTCCTGGGCGATGTTAGAGCGACTGGGGATCAAGGTGCCGTAGGCACCTTGAAAAGAGGTAGCAATGACGCCGACTACCTCACCGCTCGCATTGCCCGCGACCGCCCCGACATCTTGGATCCCGCACGGTGGAGGGTAGGGCTAATGTTGATAACATCAACATTAGAGAAACAGTGGTGTGAATCACACCACTGTTTCTACGAGGCCGGGGCCATAAAACGGGTAATAACATAACCCGTTTTATGGAGACAATGCCGACTACTTGACCGCCCGCATCGCGCGACCGCATGAAGGCGCGCGGCGAGGGTCAGCCCGCCTGCCGCTCGTCTGTACACCAAGCGCGTATCAGGGCGATAGCCCGCCCGCGATGCTTCACCACCGTGTGGTGGTCCACTCCCAAGTACCGGCCGGTCGCACGGAACGACAAGCCCCGCATGTCGGTCAGGAACAAGACGCCATAGAGTCGGGCGTGCTCGACCTGGAGCCGGGCCAGCGCCGCCGCCTGCTGCTCGTCGTCGAGGTCGCCCAGCTCGTCACACTCACAGGCACGCTCAGCATCGACGACCCCGCCAGGCATAGGAGAGCAAGCGGTGATGTACCGCGCCATGGCCTCGGTCATCGCGGGGACGCCGGCCTCGTCGAGGGTACGGCGGTTGTGCAGCTTGAGTGGTTTGGCGGGCTCATTAGTGAATCTCATGCAACTCGCCCCCTCGACTGTTGCGCCGACCGGATCGTCTGGATAGCCGCGTTCAAGCTGACCGCCTGAGCATGGTCGCCGCCGGCGACGTCGGGATGCGCCAGCTTCGCCGCGGCGCGGTACACCGCCTCACAGGCCCACAGCGGCGCGTCCGGCACGAGATAGAGCGTACGATAGGCCGAGGACACCGACGCCCCTGGTACGTCCTGTGCGCGCTCAGAGTGACCCTGGCGCCGCTCTCCGTTGCGTGGGATTGCGTCCCATTCTTCTCGCGAAGCCCAGGCGCTCGCCCACCGCTGTAGCCGCGCAATCGAGTAGGCCGGAAGCGTCCACTCGCGCGCGTCCGGGTCATAGCGCAGGCCCGTGGCATGGCTGAACGTCCGTTTAAGGTCGACTTTGGCGTCGGCCCACAGGGCGGCGTCCGCCAACCACCAGAAGCCGGTACGGCCGTCGGGGCGCTCACGAGCATAGAACGTTAGGTCGCTTTTGTTGTAGAAGCTCATGCCTCACCACACCTCTTAAAAACGAGAGAAGGGCGCTTTCGCGCCCCTCATCCTCGTCATGTCGTCGCCGCTTCGAGCCGCCGCAACGCCTCGTCCAGGGCCTCCGGCCGCACCCGGTAGGCCCGGCCGACTTTCGCCGCCGGGAGCTGGCCCCGGTGGATCAGCGAGAGCGTCGTCGCATACGACGTGCGCAACCGCTGCGCGGCTTCGGGAACGGTCAACAGCATCTCGTGTCGCTCCGCGGTCGTGCCTATCATCCCGCCCCCTCTATTCTTTCTTTTTCACTACCTCCATTTTAACAGTTATAGCAAGTTAAATACAGATATTTTGGTGAGTTATCCATATCGTTACTTAGTGTCTTTGACGATTAATAGCGGGCCTTTATATGCAGGGGGACCTAACAGCGTGGTACATCGCTTGCTTGCAGGCGGGGCAGCAGACGCCGCCTGCGCTCCAGCGACCACAATGGATGCAGGTCTCGATCGCGGCCGGCGGCGGGGTACTGGGACCAATAAGGTCGTCGTCCTCACCGTTGTCCACCAGGACAGTCGCCACCGTCATAACCAGGCGCTCACCAGCCTGCCTAAGCGCGTCGAGGGCATGCGCCAGCGCGAGCGCTGCGTCGAGATCGTCGGCGTTATCATTACCCGGCACGACACAGCGCGCGGCGAGATCGCCCGCGTCCTTCGCGTCGCCGAGCCAGCCCGCCTCGGGCACGTCCACGGGCACGCCGGCCCCGATCGGCAGGTCTGCACGGAGCTTACGCGTCGCGCTCACACCAGCGTCGTCGGCGTCGAGAGCGGCTACGACGCCGACGACGCCGCGTAGGCTGGCATGTGGTAACACGTCAGCCGTGCCGATGAGCGCCAGGACCGGATAGGGTAACGTTCCGTAGCGCATGAGGGCCAGCGCATCGGCCGGCCCCTCGACGAGCACCAGGGCCGTCCCCTGTTCGCGTGCGGTCACTAGGCTGGCATAGGGCCACACGCCGGCGGGGCAGCCGGTGAGCTTGCGTTGCTTGAGCCCCTTAAAATCCTTCTGCTTTTCCTGGGGCCACGTCCGCTGTAGATCGGTACACAGCCGGCCAACAGCGCTCACGACACGTCCCGTCATGGGATCGGCGAGCGGATAGACGACGCGGCCGGTCGTGAGCCCACGCCCCTCATTGTTGAAGCGATCACCCGGCCACGCGTTCGGCTCCGCGTAGCCCACGCCTAACGTCGCGGCGTGTATGGGGTCAAGGCCCCGACTGCGGAGATAGACAGCCCCAGGGCAGTCCGGCACGCGTAGCGCCGCGCTCATCGCGTCGAGGCCCTCGATAAACGTGGCCGCCTGTGTAGGCAGCTCCGCGCCAAGGCGCGCCGTCCGCTCCTCCTCGGCCCGCCGCTGGGCCGCGAGCGCGTGGCGCCCTATCTCTTCGATGGAGAGGGCGCGCGCCGGCCGGGCTGGCTTCCCGTTGGCGTTAGGCCAGTGGTCGCGCAACGTGCCAGCCTCGCCGCAGGTGTGACACTTGTACTTCCCCGTGTCAGGATCGACGGAGAGCGAGCGCTGATGGTCGCCGCCATGGATCGGGCAGAAGTAGCGGTCACGGCCGCCCGAACGCTGGGGCGTAAAGTCGTACTGCTGTAGGTCTGCGCGGCTCAGGATGGCGCGGCCGTCCTTTGTCCGCGACAGATCGAGAGGGATACCGGGTCCGCGATGGCTCATCGGTCCTCCTCCTCGACCATGCAGTAGTCGGCGTCGAACACGAGCTTGATAAGAGATCCCGCCACGCCCTGGCGGTTTTTGTCCAGGGTCAGCTTGAGAGGAATCAGGCGAGGGTCGTGCGTGATATCGTAGGTTTTGTCTTTCTCGTCGGACTTGCTCAGAGTCAAAATCGCGTCGGCGTTGTACTCAAGATCGCCCGATTCTTTCATGGCCGCCATGCCGCCATTGAGGTAATTAGCGCGGTTCTGCGCGCTGATGGCGAGGACCGCACACCCGTACCGCTCGCCGAGCGCCCGTAACTCGGGGGTAAAGCGATCGATCCGCGAACGGACATCATCCCCTTCGCCGCCGTCGCTGGACATCCGCTTTGTAAACGCCTGCAGATAGTCAAGGACAATGAGCGCGGGGGGCGCTCCCATGTACTCCTTAAAGGACTCCACGAGTGACGGCAAATTCGGCATAGAGGCGCGGGGCGTCGCAAGGAAGAGCCGCCCCTGTAACCGCTGGAGCGACTGTACAGCCATGGCCCAATCCTGGCGGCTCAACTTGCCTTTGAGAGCATCGGAGTAGCGGACCTGGCCCAGCCGACACGCGAGCTTGCGCGCGAGGTCGATGCTGTCATTCTCTAATGAGATATAGAGCGCCGTCGAGCCAGCTTGAGCCACCGTTGCAGCCCACTGGAGCGCCAGCGTCGTCTTGCCCGTACCAGGCATCGCCGCCAGCATGTAAAGTTTGCCGGGCTCCAAACCGTTGAGCGCCTCGTCAAGGTGATTGAGTCCAGTGCGCACGCCGACGACGCCACCGTTCGCCGCCGCGGCGGCCTGGCGCTTGCCGTAGTCGGAGAAGAGCGCAGCCTCAAGATCGGCGAGTTGTATGAGATGGCGCGTGGCGCCAGGATCGCGACCAATTGGGAGTAAGCTCTCAACCGCCTGCTCGGCGAGGGCGCGTAACGTGTCGTCGGTCTGACCTGGTTGCTGGGCGGCCGCCGCGATGCCGGCGGCGATCGCGAGCAAGCGCTCGACGGTTTCGCTCTGTGTGTTGGTATCATTCATAGTGTGCAAGCTCCTGTTTGCTCGTGGCCGGCTCGCTGGTGATGACAGCGGCCGGTCGTTTCTTTTGGTGGGCAAAACGCCCGTCTCGCCTCTATGTTCGCGCAGGCGGCTTGCGGTAGCAAGCCCGCCGTCGCGCCCGTTAAAGCTATTAAAACTATTACCCCCGTATCTACGCGTGATTTCAGCCACCAATGGGACGTAATTCAGCCACCAATGGGACGTAATTCAGCCACCAATGGGACGTAATGGCGGACGGCGGTAGCGATCATATCGCTCTTCAATGTCGGGCTCGGCACGGATCACCACCTTTTGCTTTTCCCATAGCTTGAGAAGTCCGTAGCCTTTTGCATCCTTGGGAATAGCTGTCCACACACTGAGATCCGCGCTGTCAGCATCGAATATCCTGCCGTCGTGCTCAAAGCGATACAGACCAGCCTTGACCACCGCGCGCAAGGCATCCTCGGCGTCGGTGATGGTGCGCTGCGGTCGTTTTGCGTTGTAAGGGAGTTTTGCTCCTCCGACGAGTTGGCCCATAAACCGTTCCATACCACGGCCATTGTGCGCGTCAATTCGCGTGTGAATCGTGAGATAGTGAGCTAGTTGTTTGGCTGCTTCCTTGCGTCCATCAAGTGCGACAGTCCCCTGTAGGAGATAGCCGACGTAATTGTTCGGACGATGCAAGAAGGTGACAAATGTTTTGCCGAACTCATAGGCCCAACCCATTGGCGTGTCGTTGTCCCGTTTGGTGATGTCGCCTTTGATCTTTAAGACCTTTTCATCGCAGTCAAACAACACCTTGCGTGGCTTTCCCTTGCCTGTATCTTCGAGGATGTGTAGCGTGTCGGTACGGACATGCAAATGGGCCACACGATTCAGGCAGGCGTCAACACGGGCGCGGGGGTCGTCGCGATGGCCTGTATTGTATTTACCTTTCCTTTTTTGTTTGAGTTGCCGGTAGTCAAGGGCTGCATCGCTTGTAATAAACGCGGATGCGTCGGAGCGGCCTTCCGCAAAGACTTGCTCCATAAGAATGGTGAGTAAATCCCAGTCATTGACGCTCAGTTCGTCGCGCACCTTGTTCATAGCCGTTACTTGGTCGGTAACGTCGCCGCGCACAACCACATCAGGTTTTAAAATAATGACGATCTCGCCGCTGGGAACAGCGAAGACATAGCGCGGGAAGCCTTTGGTGGTTGTGCCCCATTCACTTTTAGGAGCAACGCAGGCAGTGAATAGGGCCAAGCTAATTTGGCTTGATGAGATGCGCCCGAGGCCTTCCCGCCCATCGTGCTTGAAAGCGGGCGTGATAATAGGGCGTGGTGGCTTTTGGAGAGGCGTGACCAGTAGGTACGCTTCAAGAACCCAAGGCGGGACCTTCTCGGTGGGTCGACGTAGGTCTAACCCGTTGTAGGGTAAGTATCCAAACTGTTGCCATGCTTCGCGTATAACGGCAAATATGGCGGCGACGGGCGACGATGATGTGTGCGTGGTGCGTGACGCCGCACGCGCGGCGACCCACGCCGTTGTCCATTCTTCTGGTGACAGGTCAACGCTGTGTTTTTCGATCCATTCATCCGCCCGTTGGCGTTCGGCGTCCCTTTCGGTCCATCCCATCGGGAATTCTTGCATCACTTGCTGGAATTCTTGGTCCGTAATGTCGGGTAGGGGGATAGCGGTGGTTGTCCCGTCTAGCCGTTGTAGCTGCAAGGGTGGGAGTGAGGCGCCGAGATCGGCTAAAGATGGAGCCGGCGCCGCTGGCTGATATCGAGAAAGTGCTGTCGATGCTTGTGTGATCCATGACAGCGCCGCTCGTTCAGCATGTTCCTTGACGTGTACAGTCCGTAGGACTGCCATTCCTTCCAACCTTTCAATGATCCACTCTTTGTGGGCATCGGTGGTTGGGGCATAGCCCTTGGCCTCTTCGATTTTGTCGAATAACCGGGTCGCGTGGTGGGCGCGCTCCTCGGGGGGCGCGTTGAAGAGAGCGGTTGTGAGGGTGAGCAGGTCGTTCCGTTCTTGGTCGGCGAGCGCATCTATAATTTCCATGGCCCTAACGGTCTGATCATCCGTCGGGTCCGGGTAGCCATCGGGAAGCGGCAGCGCCTCTACAATCAGTACCATTTTTACCACTCTCCTACGGTCGCGCGCTGCCGCTCACTCGTCCAGTGAGCGTAGACGCGGGATGTCTCGATTTGCGCATGTCCTAACAACTCGGCGACCTCCTGTAAGTCGTGTGTCTCGGCCATCAGGCGCGTCCCCGCGCTGTGGCGTAGGCGATGGACCCCCGTGTGCGTGAGCCCCAGGCGCGTGGTCAATCGCATCATGCGATAGAGGGCCGTGTTCCGTGCCCGGTAGGGTAAGACGTACTCGCCGCGCATCTCGGGCGGGATCGCCGCGAGGGCGGCCGCCAGGGTACTGCCCATAACCACTTGCCTCCCTTTGCCTCCCTTGCCATGGTGCACCGTAATCACCCTGCGTACGGTGTCAAGATCGCTCCAGCGTAACATAATCATCTCGCTCGCGCGGAGTCCCGCGTGCGCGCCCAGGAGCACCAGCACGCGATCGTAGCGCGCCATCGTGCGTGCGGCTGGCGTCGCCGTGGCGCTGGCCGTGTCGAGCGCGTCGAGCATGGCCGCGATCTCAGCAGGCGTATAGGGGCCGCGCTTATCCCAGGGCTTCTCAGGATCTTTGGCGGGACGAGCGTCCCTGAAAGGGTCGACGTCCGTTGCTCCGGCCCAGCGTAGGCCGGCGTAGAGGGTGCGCGCGGCCGCCAGGCGCACTTTGATGGTTGACGGGCGTAGGCCCTCGGCCTCCATTACGCGGAGCCACACCGCGCCGGCGTCGCGGCGTGGGTGGAGGAGGTTTTCGTGGACCCAGGCGTCGAGGAGGACGCGCGCCCCCTGCGTATAGTTGCGCCGCGTGTGGTCGCTCACGCGGGCGCCGGCTTTCCCGTGGAGGGTGAGCCAGGCGTCGGCGAGAAGAATCAGGGCGGCGCGGTCATGATCCCGCGCCGCGGCGACAGCGCGCCGTCGCCGCTCATCGTCGGGCAGATCGGTCCAGTCTGCCATGCGCCCAAGGGCCGTATCGTGCGCGCGGTGGATAAGGGCTGTGCTCATCGTTGAAGACCCTCCGATCCCTGCCATCGTCTGCTGGACGTTTTTAGAACATATGACCTATGTTAGCCGTTGACTTATTATGGCACAACCCCAATTGTGCCAGAGAAAAGTTATCCAAAAAGATGACAAGTTTGGTGTCAACCTTAGTTGGGAACACGGCGTCACTTCAACCTGTCGCCCTCGTGGGCACCGTCGCCTTGCATGATCTCTACGACGCGCTGCTCGACGGCCCGCTGCATGATCGTGCGCGGACCCATGCCGAGCGGCACGAACCCCCGGCCCACATAACCGCGCCAGTCGCCGGTGCCCGGCGTCGAGGCGACGTAGCCCGCGTAGAGATCCGCGCCGTCGGTGGTCGTGACGCGCGCCTCGTGCAGGTACGGCGAGCGCTCAATCCAGTGAATCACGGACGCTGTGCTCATGGGTTATCCTTCTGGCCTCGCCCTAGCAGGATTGACTGACAATCAAGCTTTGCAGCGTGTCAGTCCCACTGTGGGTTTTCGCGAATTGATACGTCCACGGGCAGGTTGGGTTGGCTTGTGCATTATTCAGGGCGTTTGAAAGATCAATCGATGTTCTCTTGTTGTCAGGTGACTGGGTAGCCCCGTTTCCGCTTACGAAACCGGCGCCGTCGCCGCTCATAATCGGTTGCCAAGCGCCTGTGCCATCCTTTTGCCGGACTTGCATCAAATCGCCGCCTGACCACACAAGGTATGTTTGATCGAGCTTTGCCGACCCTGCGAGGGTGGTGGTGTCGCGGACACATTGGATTTTGGTAGCGTCATAGTCACTGTAGGCGCACACATGTATGCCCGTAGCCATATCACTCGTACTGCTGGTGGTGGCGAGTGCAGTAGGAGGCGCGGGCGCTGCGGTGGGTGGACTGCTTGTGGTGGTGGGAGCTGCGATTGGCACTGGCGTTGCGGTGGGTGCGCTCCCACACCCTGTGAGCAGAGTGACGAGCGCCAGGCATAGAATAGACACCCTCATAATGAAGTAGATAGCGGCCGTGTCTGGCAGCTCGCGGCGCTCGTCGAGTGGCAGGGACGGCCGCGTCGCCGGCGTAATAGCGCTGGTGTCAATCATCGCCGCGCCCCTCCCGGTACGCCTGGAGGTCGATAGGGGTGGTCATAATGCTTCCTTCATGCGCTCTGGGTCGGCCAGGACGTAGAGCAGGAACCGTCGCATCACATGTGACGCCGACAGCTCCTTCTCCTCGGCAAACGCCTCTAAGCGCGCCTTAGCCTCTTCGGGGATGCGGGCCGTGACCCACACCTCCCCCTCGCGTACCGTGCGCCTTTTCTGTGCCATGTCGTCTCTCTCTACTACTGCTATAGCGTCATCCATTGGACCTCCTTTTACTTTACCGTGAACTACATCTACAGTATACCCGCCATGCTAGTATTGCACAAGTGACATGCTTGCATGTTCAGTGGATATGCGCTATACTTCTAAGTAGGTGGAGAGAGGGCCGTCGAGCCCGAGCCACCGACAGGAGGCAACAGGATGGCAACCAACGAGTTACGTACGGTTCGGGGGCTTGAGTGCGGCAATGCGTGGTACACGGATGAGTACAACCGGCACCTCGATATGCGGCCAGGGACCGGCATTAATGCGGTCGTGACCGGGCACGTCATCGAAGGGCCGACAAGTCAGGTGGACGAAGACTCCGACTACCGATGCGATTCCTTCGTCCTGCGCGTCCATGCGTCCCTGCTCACGCACAGGGAGAAGGGCGGCGACAACGGCATTGAAATCCACGTCGATAGCCACAAGGACAGCGCGCCCCCGTTGTGGCTATCGCGGATGCATGTGGGCGCCCTGGTCCAAGCCGAGGTGTGGATGGACTTTGCCCAGTTCTTCGGCCCCGGCGGTACGCAGGCAAGGAGCGCTGGCGGCGCGGCCTTGGCCGTGCGCGTTTACGACGACGAGGACTAGACACAAAGCGGCCGGGATGGTCTCCCCACCATCCCGGCCCGCACAGTGACAACGTTAGAACAAAGATGCCGCCCGGCTGCTAGAACAACCGGACGGCGGTAGACACCACCGGAGGGACCATCCAATGACCACCCAGCAAGCGCCTAACACAAAGTCTAGCACCACCTGGAAGCCCCGCGTGCGCCGCCTCGCCGATGGTCGCTATTTGGTAGAGAGTGAGTCGCGCCCCGGTCGCGGCCATACGACGACGGCGACAAATTGCTCATGCGTCGGCTTCTCGTACCGCCACCATTGCAAGCACGTCGCCCTGGTACAGGCGCTAGAGCCTTCAATGGAGCGCTGGTACGAGCAGGCCACGTCGCCAGCGACTCCCGTGTCCGTTCCGATGAGCGCCGGCGCTCCCTCGGGCATCGTTAGGCCGGTCAGGGGCGGGGTCGTGCCCCGCGTCGTCGACGCGGTGGAGCAGGCCGAGCGCCAGCTCGACGCCGCCCTGCGCGCACTCGCCGAGACCAACCGGCAGGCTGACGAGTACGCGACGTATCTCCGCGAGGTGGACGTGTTGGAGCGCCAGGTCGCCGCGGCGAACGCCAGCGCCATGCGGGCGGCGTAGTGCCATGACCAACCTTACAGCCACGACGACACGGCCCTTTGATGAAATTTCATCAAGGGGTGCGGTCCCCACCACCGACCAACCCTGTTATGCCTATGCCGGCGACAGGCGCTGGCTTCCCAGTAACCAGGCGGCGCACGATGAGTGCGCGGCGTGGAACCGCTGGGCAGACACTATCAACGCGCGGACAGCCGCCACGAGGAGCGCCGTGCAATGACCACGCAACAGACCACCCTACCATCGCCCGTGTCGCCCTACGCGCCATCCTGGGCCTTGTACGTGTACGGCACACACGCCTTTTTCACCTACAACGGGCGTCTCATCGCGTGGGCGTCCGTCGCGACACCAACGCAGGAGGCACGCATCAAAGGCGTCTTGCATCGCCTCACCGTTCAGACAGCGCCACAGGGGAGTACTCACTCATGACCGACCACACGACCCGCACACCAGATACCATCGCCATCGCGATTCCTGATGGGCGTGACACGCAGACCATGGGAGGCCCCATTCATGTTGATGCCACCCTGCTCTACCAAGCCATTGACCTATTACAACTACTTCCCCTGGCCCTTGATCCGTTTAACGGCAACGATCCAGACCCTGGCGCCTGGCATCGTTTATGCATCGCGCTGCGGCGGGTCACGACAGGCTTGGAGGAGGCGGTGTTGGCGGACTGGCCGACCGCCTACGGCGAGCCGTGCCGCGCGTATCTCGCGGAACTAGCGGGACGCGATGAGCAGACACGGCCGTGATGACACACCGACAGCGACGCCGCCCGTGGGCGCGGGGGCCGCCCACGTCCAGCAGCCGGCATTAGAGAAGCCGTGCCGCGCCCCTGCGTACACTATGCGTCCCCGCATTTTGCCTATACGAGATAAAAGAAGAGGATAGACACGACCATGACAACCATTTATCACCGCCCGAGCAACAGCCTCATCTCGATGGACGACGCCGCCCTGGCCGCCGACATCGCGCTCGTCTTGGATCTCAAGTACCTGGCCCAGCAGCCCCACGCCGTCGCCCTCGTCGAGGAGGCGGGCGCGTCAATGGGCTATGCGCCCGAGGACGTTGCCCTAACGAGTGGCCTGGTGCGCAGTGCTCAGGCGATCATCGCCGCGCACGCGGCCCCCGCCGCCGAGAGCTAGGCGCGTCTGTAGCGGCCCCTATCACAACCTAGTAGGTACGCCCCCCTGCCCCGTCACGAAGGCCCCCAGCAACCGCTGGGGGCCTTCATGGCGCGTTCGTGGCCATGCTACAATGCCGGACATGGAGCAAGACGACCAGCTCGTGTCCGTCGCCGTGGCTGCGGACATGTCCGGCGTTAGTGAGCGCACGGTCCGCCGCTGGGTGGCCGCCGGACATGTGCCGGCCGTGGCCGCGCCCGGTGGCCGCCTCGTGCGCCTCGTGGATGTGACAGTCTACGCCGCCCAGGTGGAGCGCCAACGGACAGCCGCCGGACAGATGGCCGCCGGACGTCCGATGTCCGGCGAGGTGTCCGGACGTCCGGCGGCCACGGACGGACAGGTGTCCGCCGCCATCGTGGGCGATCTCGTCGCGACCATCCAGCGCCAGGCCGAGGAGATCGGCGTCTTGCGTGAGCGTTTGCGCGCCATCGAGGCTACCGCCGCGCCGTCCCCTTGGGCCACACAGCCGCCGAGGGGAGAGCCCGCCGCTCCGCAGGACTCAGGGGCCGCGCCGACGCCTACCGCGCGTCCTGTGGCTTCCTGGCGGGCCAGGGCGTTGCGCTGGTTGAGATCCTGAGGCGAGGGACTCGATAGAATAGAAGGGTAGAACGTATGCCGCCGCCACGCTTCACGTCGTACCAGTATGCGATGACGAATCAGTCGTACGTCTTCGATCGCCTCCTCTATCGCCGGGTCCGCATTGACGGCTCAGGAGTGATAGCCGCGAGCCTGGCGCGCGCCCATGAGACAGACTGGCGTCGCCGGTGTCAGCGCTGGATCGAGGCCGAACATGGAGATGGCCATCCCTAAAGTTCCCCGTAAGATTAGCCGATATTTTTCATCAACACTGATAGTACGGTTATAGTAACGCGACGACGATCACGCACACCACCGCCAGGAGGATGTTCACGATGCGTCCAAGCCCCCACGATGTTCGTCGATGGTTCGCCCAGCGGATCAAGGCGGCGCGGGCCGCTGCCTGCCTCACCGCGCTCCATGCCGACCCGAACTGGCGTGTCCGGTACACGCGGGGGCTGGCGTTGCGGACGTTCGGCTTGCTCTACTACCCGACCGGCGAGTACATCGAGGTCGTGGTGCTCCGCGTCGGAACCGTATGCTACCCGCGCCTCGACACACCCCTGACGACGGTCTGGGCGCGTCGGTCGTCGCCCATTCGGCTATAGTATGATCGTATCGGGTGTTGGCGACGGACGTACGGACGAGGGGGGGAGGTAG